TCATTTGTTTCATTTGTTTTCCTCTATCTCTCTAGGTTTACGTTTAGACCCTTTAAGTCTGCTCTTTTCTGCCTTACCTCTATTTACTGAGGCATCTTCATATCCTACAATCTTACCTTTAACGTGGGATGCATCCATCCCTTCGTGTTCAGGTTTTCTATTCTTTCTATTATACCTATTTAACTCGGCACGATATGCTTTCTTTTCATCAGATGATTGAAACTTATCATACTCTTTTCTGTAATCACGTAGATGACACCACTTACATCCAGGAACTGGTTTAAGTGCTTTGTCTTCAACTATCTCGCAGAATTCTTTAAATGTAAATGTTTTCATTAGAATTTTATATTGTTATTATATTTGACATCAACGTCTAGTCCAAAGGCATTCATCATATAAGACACACTACCTTGTGTAACTTCTTTGATAATTTCCTTTAGTTCTTTAACCTTTTTAACCAATGCCATCCACAACTTTGTTATAGCATTCTTTACTTTATCCCAAACACCTTTCATAGCATCAGTAAACTTACCCTCATCAATAATACCTTCACTTAGTAATAGGTTGTTGTTAGTGTATTCCATTTCATAATCATCATTTAATGTTTTGAATTGGTCTGCAGCAGTAGTCATTGCTAAATCAATAGTTTGTGATATAGTATATCCAAGTTTAGTTTTAACACCATCAACTGTCTTAGAATATGAATGACTCTTAACGTCAGTTTTAATTTTCATTTGTTTAGCAACACTTGCAACATAGGCATCTGATTGTGATAACCCAGACTTATATTTAATACCACTTAGGGTATAGTTCCACACAAACATAGAATCGGCAAACCCAGTAGTATCACCAGCACTTCCAAATGCATTACCATTAAATTTTTCAGATCCAGACATTGCTTCCCATGCAAATGCCTTTCTAAATTCAGCATTATTAAATGCAGATCTAAATGCACTCTCTGCCCTTTCCTTAACTTCTCTTTGAGTATTTAATTGGTCAAGTGCTTTTTTATTTTCGGCAGATAATTTAGATGGATCCATTTTACGCATTGTAGTAGTGTCCATATCAGCACCATAAGTCTTTACACGTTCAACGAAATTGTCCAATACGGAAATTAATTCTTCACCAAGTTTGCCTTTAACGTCTGATTGCTCTAGTGCTGCAACAAGTGTTGCCTTAGATTCTGCCTTAACACCTGACATCAATCTTGCTTCCGGACCTTTAATTGAAACACCAACACCACTTACAATAATGTCTGCCTTTGACGTGTCTTTATCTTTACCAGTCGATTTGTTCCAGAAACCAGATACTGCTAATTTATTACTACCACCTGCTTTTGCTTTACCTTTCAACTGACTATTAATAAGTTTCTTAAACTTCACTAACACCTGAACAACCTCATCATCAGTCTTACCACTGACAGTATTCCACTTCTTATTAGTTTTCTTCAACCATGCTTGCACACTCGCACTCTTCATTATTGATTTATCAACCTTATTAGTGTTGATTAATTCTACAATAACTTCTTCAAACAATGTTGATGCATTAGTTGCAGCACCTTCAGTTAAATATTCTTTAAAATTTAAGACCATGATTTTACCGCATTAAAATTATTTCTACTAAACTCAAGTCTATCTACAAGTTTAACTGCCTTGTTAGATAACGTATCAATGGCGACAAAACCTTCTGGACCAGTTACTTTATAACCAGTCGGGGTCTTAATAAATGCAGGGATACTATTAACTGTTTCCATCTTCTTAACTAAGATCCGTTTAATGTCAGCAATATCGTCATGCCATTGTAGAGCATAAGCAAGTGTTCCACCTGCTTTCTTATTCTTATGTAAAGTATTTATTAAATCATCTAACGATGATTGCTTCTTTGCCTTACCTTTATCAGATTTCAACTTGGCAATCATCGGACTATAACGTTTTCTTAGGAAGTCGATGAATCCTGTAATTGCTTGTTGTTTACCTTTAAACCTTTTGCCTTGCTTAACTAAATCGTTGATATAGATTTTCAAGTTGAATGCAATCTCAGTCTTACCGAATAATAGATCTACTGATTTTTTATCCAATGCTGACAATTCTTTTTCGGCAGATACTAATCGTTTATTAATTATTGCCATCTCACCGAGTGTCAAAGTTGCAGCACCTGATACATTTCTGAATGTCGTATCAGTAAACCAACAGTCTTTCGATTTCTTCAATGCATTAATATTGATTTTGAATTGAGCAGACAAGTCAGCAATAGTATCACCAGTATAGGTTGTATGCCAGATAACACCAACCTTTGCTTTCTTAATAGTATCTGCTAACTCAGACTTGGCAGGAATAGCATATGTAATAGTATTAGGAGTGAATGTGATGTAATCTTCGTCATCAATTGTTGCTTTCTTTAAATCTTCTGGAGTGAACATAAAGTCACCTTGAAGGATTCCTTTAATTCCCATCTTAGGGAAATGTTTAAGAGCAGACTTCAATTTCAGTGCAAGTCCACCGCCATGATTCTTATCTACGTCAGCATTTGTATAATTAACTTTAGGGTTTCTATTAAACACTGCTTTAGTACCGACAAAGAATTTACCATTCTCAGGATTAATCCCAGCGACAACAGCAGGTGCACCATCTACCTTTGCTTGAATGTTTAAAGGTTTATTGGCATGACCATGTAGCACATCAGCAACATCTTTTAGAATTCTTAATGCTTCTTTGCCACCTGCAATACCATCATCAAAGATAGCATCTTCAATGTGTTCGAGATGTGTGAGTTTTGCTTCAGAAAGTATGGTCTTAAATCTTTTCATAATAGATATTTATAATATTTCATATGAGGAATAGGTGAGCAGTTTTTGGTGGAAGACATGCTCGGGTCTGGGGGATGCGTCAAAAAACATAACAAAGGAGTCCGCATCCTACTTATAATAAATTGGTGGTGTGGTCGTTGATTGAGTTCGGAGTACACACCACCTGACAGTTTTAGTTTGGGAGGAAGTCTAAACTGCCAAAAGACTTCTATAAATGGTAGCAGGACTTGGATTTGAACCAAGGACTTCCAGGTTATGAGCCTGGATTTCTACCGAACTGAATTACCCTGCAATAAACTTTTTATATTTCTCTGCTAATTCGTTTTCTAAAGAAATTGCTTCACGTTCATTAGATCTCTCACCTTGTGAGTATTGTCTAACGTGAACCATTTCGTGACACAAAGTAACTAACAACTCATCATCATTTAAAGTTTCTTCAAGTTCAATATCATATTCATTCTTATTGAATCCTGGTTTGTCAGAAGAAGCAACACACCAACCATGGGCATTGTCTTCAGTTAGATCTTCTAAATAAACATTAACAATAACATTCTTTGAAATCATCAACTCATCTCTAGCAAACTCAACAATTTTTTTAGTATCAATCATAACTCAACCCCTTTTCACTCAATCTATACTTATATTATACCCTAGTTTTGAGCAAATGTCAAGCGTATTAACCGTGTTTATAATAGGGGAATTATACCTTTAATTGTCCAAATGATTTCTTTTCATCACCAACGTGGATTGGTTTGTTAAACTTATGTTCAGTGGCAGTATGAGTTCCGACCAAATCTAACTGAGCATTTGATTCAACATCATACAATCTCATCTTAGGTCTATCAATACCAACCACGAAACGTTTGTTAGTTCCAGGATCGCCATATCTATTCTTCAACTGCTTAATAAGTATTTGGTCAATCGCTTCCATCTCTTCAGTAGAAATGAGTGCTAACATTAAGTCAGTCGTAGCAGGTAAACCAAATGATTCAGATGTATCTTCAAGACCAAAGTCACTGTCACCATAACCAGTTCTATTAACCTGTGTTGCAGTTACGATTGGTACATTATGCTCAACTGCTAATCCTCTAATCTCTTCAGCAATTGCCTTGACATAAGTATAACTGTTCACACTAGCGCCCATCTTCATTCTACTCGACATACAGATGTTCAGATAGTCAATATAGATGATGTCTGGTTTAAACCCTTTCTTCAACTTCAACTCATTTAATAAGTGTCTGAAGTGACCAACACCTGCCGATGAGGTTGGATATTCCTTAACAACCATCTTACCAGATGTCTTGCCTTTAACCTTAGCAATCTTTTTCTTATAGGTTTCCTTTGCCATATTAGGCAAGTCATCAAGTTTCACATTCAATAAGTTTGCGTCAATACGTTCAGCAATCCTTTCCTCTGCCATCTCCATAGTAATGTATAAAACGTTTTTACCATCAAGCATATTAGCAGAAGCGAAGTGACACATTGCTAACGACTTACCAACACCTGTACCTGCCATTAATACTGTTAAGGATTTCTTAGGCAAACCACCCTTAGTGATTTTGTTTAGATAATCAATATCAAACGGAATACGTTCCTCAACTCTGTGATAAAAATCGTATCTATCATCAGCATCGTCAAGGAAGTCGTGGCCAACGTTCGGATCGAATGACACACTCAATGCATCAGTTAATAGTTCTGGAATTGCCCCTTTGTCTTCATCACTCTCACCATCGATGATGGCAATAGAATCCATAATAGCATTATACAATGCCTTTTCTTGACAAAACTTTTCAGTTGTGTTTACTAACCACTCGGGATCTTCCTTCTCATCATCAATGAGAGTTCCAATATATGCACCACATTCAGTAAATTCTTTATCGGACATACCTTTACGGTTGTCCAATTCAATTACTAATGCTTCACGTGTTGGTAAAGAATTATACTTTGATATAAACTCATTGACTTGTTCATAGACAATCTTCTCAATGTGTTCATCAAAGTATTTTGATTCTAGATAAGGTAGTGTAGTCCTTGCATATTCTTCATCGTGTATTAAATTTTTAAGTATCAGATGGGTTACGTTCACTCAAGTTTTCCTCTTCCATTCTATCAGAAATAATTTTAACTAATATATCACCTATTGTATCTACGAACTCATCTTCTGCCAAGTCTTCTTCGTTTGGGTTGTCAACCGTAATAGTGTTAAACCTCAACACTGCATCACCACCGTCTACATTCTCTTCAATATTAATTGTGTCATACTGATAAACAACACCCTTAAACAACCCTTCTTCAATTTCAACACACCAATGCTCATCGTGGAATCCATTAGCATGGTCAACTAATTTATACTTCGTCATTTTCTACCTCCGTTTCCTCTACGAACTCACCATACATAAACTCTTTTCTTGCTACCACGTCGAGTTGGTCGAGGATATCCTTCGTAAATACCTTCTCAGGATTAGCATTTATCGCTTTACCGAATACTTTACTGCCATCTGGAAGTTCATAACGAGTTGATACCTTCTTAATGATGTCGTACTTCTCAGCGAGTTCTAGGAGTCCATAGTATCTATCAAGACCTTTGTCGAATGATAGTTTGACTTCTACTTTCTTATTCTCTTTAGTGAATCGTGACTTATGAGTTGTGCAACCAATAATGTTACCAACAATCTCAGTACCATCTTTATCCTTCTTCTTACCAAGCATAATAATAGAACTTGCTGCATATTTCAAACCTTTACCACCAGAGATTTCTTTCTGCGGGAAGTAAGAACCAATCACATCATACACGTGGTTAGTTAGCATTAATGGTACATTTGCCTTGGCAAGTTTCAATGATAATACTCTGAACGTACCACGTAGCAATTGTGCTTTGGTCATATCACGTTTATCTGTGCCTGCTTCAGTATCTTCTAATTCTTTCTTAGATGACAACATACCTAATGAGTCAAGCACCATCATCATAGGTTCTTTTTCCTTTTCGGGAGTGTCAATATAACTTGTTAGGATACGAGTAGCATCTGTTCTGAATTCTTCAATAGATGAAGGTTCTACGATAACAACTCGACTTGAGTCAATGCCACGGTCTTCCATCATCTTCTTAGTAACTGCTGCCTCAGTGTCAAAATAAATCACACCACCAGTAGCATTATCTTCCATAAACTGTTTGATTACACCTAGTACGAAGAAAGTCTTACCAGTCGCAGACTCACCTGCAAATGCTACAATCTTATTATTTGGAACACCACCGTAAATACTACCCGACACTAATGCATTTAAAATATACGAACCAGTATCAATAGTACCTGAAAACTCAGAACTATTACCACCGTCCGACAATAAATTGGCAGTGTCAATGCCCTTAGTCATATCACTCAAAAAACTCATTCTTTCTCCTTTAATAAATGTCTCACTTCTTCAATTCTACTATTACTCACCTTTAAGACTGGGAAAGCAAGTTTTATCAATAACCTCACGTCATCTAGAGTTGTAATTTTATCCCAATCAAGTTCTTCAACTGGATCTTGTTTTTTCTTTTTAAATATTTTAAACATAACTATATTATACTATAAACCCACTCAAAAGTAAAGTTACGATTTGTATATTTTAGTCAAGTGGTCTTCAAACTCATCAACCTTTTCAACTCTATTTGGCCAGAGGATATATTCCTTCTCTGGATTTTTCTTTAAGTTGTTAAGTAGTGGTATGATTGCATTATACAACGCATCAATCTTTTCTTGTACGTGGTCGTAGTTTTCTGACGATTTCGCAGCAGTTTTAGATGCTTGTTGTACTACTTCTAGTTCGTCTTCATCTACTGCTGTAAAACCAAAATCAAAATCAAAATCACTCATATATTTCTCCTTTAAATAAATTACTCCACTTTTCGAGTTTCTTTCTCTTACGTGGTATTTGTTTTTCTATCTCATCCCAATCTAACATATTCCATTTATACATTATATCAAGCATACATAGTAGATCGCCAACCTCCATCTCAAGTTTTTTGCTATCAGCATCAAACCTCATCATCTTTGAACACTCAACTTGTATTTCAGCACACTCTTCCATTATAATGGTTAAGAGTTCCTGCTTCTTATCACTTATCATAATGGTAATATGTACTCATAATATATTTTGGTGCTTTTGTTGGCATATGTGCTTTATGCGGAAACATCCATAATGGAGGGAACATAACTATACTTCCCCTCTTTGGTTCTATCGAGAAGTCAGCAAATTCAGTTACTGCTTCGCTGTCATTCAAATAGAATAGGAATGAAATATACCTCGAACAAGTACCAAGGCCAGAAACATCAGAATGCCATGGATAGAAATGCTTATTAGGTTCATACCTTTTAATTCTGAATCCTTCAAGTTTATATTCTTTAGGAATCATATGATGTGTGTCATACTTTTCTAGATAATGCTTTCTGAGTTCTTTTGTGATTTCTTTAAGATATCCTGCTAGTGGATTATCCCAAGGGATCTCATACATATCAAACACCTCAGTGTCACCATCAATCAGATGCATTCTCTTATCATCTGTAGAATCAAATAATGAAATTAATTCATTACAAACTTCTTGGCTCAATACATCTTCATAAACTTCTATCATCCGAAAAACTCCATTAAATTATTTGTCTTCTCAACTTCCCACCCAACAGCAGTTAGAATTGCTCTTAGTGGTTCTACGAATGCCTTACTGAATTGTAAATCACGATCGATGAATTGTTCCATCTCAAATTCTTTAGGTAAACCATTTGCAACACTCAAAACGTTTTGCCTGATTGGATTTGGTACAGTCATATAGCAAAACTTAATCTTCTCACCGTCTTTGATTAACTCAACACGTTTAGTCAGATTATGTTTCTTGACGAGGTAGTTATATGCTAGCGCACCTCTGGCATGAATAGATGTTCCCTTAGGAATAATCAAATCGTCACCTGGAACAGTATATTTATTCAAGTCAGAAATGGATCTAGGGAATGCAATGTCCTCAAACGGATGCTCATCAAACACTTTCTTGAAGTCAGCAATGTATTTCTGTACTGTTTCTTCATCACTGTTAAGGATAATGTTAAGGGATTCCTTCAATGCTTCCCTGCAAATTGATGGAGTTGAAGACTTAACTGTTTCCAAACCCATCACTTTCAACTTAGGTGTAGCATATCGAACACCCTCATTATCGTGTACGTTTAATACATAACGTTTCTTAGCAGTCCAAATACCTTTGTCGGCAATAACCTCACGATCCATAAACATTTTCTGTTCATATGCATTCATCATCTCGGCAAGTTCATCATAGCACTTATTAATGTATGGTTCGATTTGTTGCTTACCAACCTTATCAAGAAAGTCGACTGGGTTCTTAGGTTTGACCTTATCAATTAACCCACCCATCTTCAAATATACTGAGTCGGTGTCAACAGCAATTACATAGTCTTCATCAGTCTTCAACAACTTATTCAGATATGCATTAAGTTTCTTAGCAATGAATTTGATTGACAACTGACCAGACAACGTAATACTTTCAGCAATCCTAACGTCAAAGAACCTAGCATACTGATTACCTAGGAAACCATAGGCAGAGTTCAACTGTACTTTCTTTGCTAGTTGTAGGTTCTTGTACTTAGAGATATCCTTAGTCACTTGAGTTATGTCACCACCAGACTTAGTCAGTTCTTCAAGTTTAGTTAAAGACTCTAACATTTTCTTCTTGTAAATAACACGATCGTCATATAATCGTTGCATCATTTCAGGAAGAAACCCTTGCTTATCTTTTCGATACGAATATCCACTTGCGGATAAGCAGTCGGAACTTTTCTCAAACTTACCATTGATGATTCCATCTACAGTTAAATCTTGATACTCACCAACCAAAAAGGTTTCAGGTGAAATATTATACTGCATAATAAGATGTGGATATAGGGATGCCAAGTCAAAACTCATTACCCAATCGTGCATTCCGACTTGGGGTGCTTTAACATAACCACCAGCAAATTGAGTTTTCTTTTCAACATCCTTCTTAGGTGGAACGATGACACCTTTCTCAAGCAGGTAGTTATTGATTAATACATCCCACATTCGTACTTGCTTGAACGTATCAATATAGTTCACTTTAGCGTCGTATGCAAGTGCGATTACCATGTCAAGAAGTTTCATCTTCTCTTCAATCTGATTAACTAACTCAACGTCTTTGATATTATAGTCAATAAACTTTTCATAGTCAGTTTCATATAATTGATACAAACTATCCACTTCAGAGTAGTCCAACTTCCGTTCACCCAATTCTACGTGAGCAATATGGTCAAGTCTATAACTCTCTTGCTGAGAATAAGTAAACTTCTTATACACTTCTAGATAGTCCAGAGTTGTAATACCACACAACTCATACTCAGTCTGTTCACGATTAAACACTGTTTGAATGTGTTCTTTGATTAACCCAGCAGGTGAGAAGTTTTTAGTTTGCTTATCACCGAGTAACTTACGCATCCTATTCACTAAGTATGGGATATCGAAGAAACGGATGTTCCAACCAGTAATAATATCTGGATCGGCAGACTGCCAAAACTGAAGGAAACGATGTAGCAAGTGTTTCTCATCGTGACACTTGATATACTTGTTGTCCTTACGTTTAACCGTATAGTCTTGACAACCGAAAGTGTAGTAGACACCCTTGTAACTAGCAGTGATTGCTGTCACTTCTTGAGATGCTTCATCTGGACTAGGGAACCCATCACCAGATGCAACCTCGATATCGAAGTTTACAACAACAATATCTTCTTGGTTGAATGAGTTATCGAATTCCTCATTGATGCAAGAGTATGCATACTGAGTAGTTCCGCAGACTTCAAAGTTTGAAACACCATCATACTTCTGAAAGAATTTTCTGGCATCACCCATAGATTCTTGAACAACAGCATCAACTGGTTCACCTTTGATATTTTTGAATTCGGTGTCTTTGTTAGTGGAAATAAAGAGTGACGGTTTGTACCAGATCTTATCTCTGAAACGTTTACCATCTTTATATCCACGAATATAGACGTTATTACCTCGTTGGTAAAAGTTCGTGTAAAATTTATTCATTACTTATATTATATAATATAACTCCCCAAAAGTAAAGTTTAGACCACGATTTTAGGTTTTGGTGGTACAACTACATCGCCAATCATATTTCTATATTGTGCTGCGAGTTCTTCAGTTGGGTCTACAATGAACATAATACTACGTTCTTTGATTTTCAATTTCTTAATATCAGCATACGGCATGTATGGCATAAATGTTAGTTTTCCATCAGCAGTTGGTAGAATTAGTACTGGTGTGTCAACTACAATCGGTCCAATCATTGTTGATGCGGGATCCATCTTACATAGCAATTCCTCACCTGTTGTGAGTCTTACAATCTTAACTTCATCCATACTATACTCCGAAAAAGTCTTTGACTTTTTGCCAGATAGATTTATCTTCAACGACCTTTTTGGGCATTTGAATTGGTTGAGGTGTTGGTGGTTTGCCTACGATCTTTGCTTTAGGTTTTGCCTTTGCTTTAGGTGCTGGTGTAGATGTGGCCTTAGCATCTTTGATTAAACCGACCATAGTCTTTTTGACCATGCCATCGTCAAGTTTAATACCTAACTTTTTGCCGTGGTCCATTAATTGTTTCTTGTTCATTTTTGACACGTTTGCCATTCTTATTTCTCCATAGTCGGGGATCCGAAAATCCCCTATTCATTATAATTAACCTAACAAGATCTTCTTAGCAGATTTTGTAAACTCTCCAAGATTAATTGTTTTAGGTTTTTCTTCTTCTGGTACAACGTTTTCAAGACCAATTAGTAATAGTCCATCTACAACGTCAGCACCAACCACTTTGATAGTATCAGCAAGAGTGAAAGAACGTTTAAAATTACGAGCAGAAATACCCTTACGGATATATTCAGTTGCCTCTTCTTTAAGTTTCTTGTTTCCTTCCACTGTCAAAACACCCTTCTCCAAAGTTAAATCAATATCATCTGATTTGAATCCTGCGACAGCGATCTCAATTAGATAATGATTATCATCTTTCTTTACCACGTTATATGGTGGGTAGGTTTGTTGTTTTGATTGTTGATTGCCTTCGTATTGATATAGATTATCAAACAAACTATCGAATCCCAAGAATAGATCTCTCGGGAAGTTATATGCACTTGTAGTCATATTATTTTCTCCTGTTAAGCGAGTTATAAAATGAGTCCTCTATTGAGCAACTCGTCATAATGAAGTATTAACCTCATTAAGGAACACACTACAGTGGGGGAGGATGTAATGCGTTCCTTAATAAAGTTGGAGGATGATTTGGTTATAAGGTTCATCCTGCCTAAATCCTCAAATCACACTATGCCTATCAGGCTGCGATTGCGTAAGTATCTGCGTTTGCGTTTACTTTGGGTCTTACAACTCTAAACCTTCTGTTACCATGTCGAAACCTAGCAACCCCATCAAAGAAGATACTGTCGGGGGAAACAATACCTTCATTGGTGGAGTCGACGAGAATTGAACTCGTGTCCATCATAACTCCAATAAAGAGTAAATGGTAATGCCTATGATTATAACTCACGGAATTACCAAATTTGGTGGGAACACTCGATCGACTTTAGCCAATCCTTATCTCCCATTATAACGCCGACGTCTTCGCTGACTGAAAGTGGTTCGTAGTTTTAAGTTCTACTAAACTTCATATAACTTTACTTATTGAAAAGTTTATATAGCACTGCAGCAGCAACAAGACCAACAAGTCCTTGAGCACCAAGTTGTGCAACGATACCAGTAATAGTAGCAATAATATCACCACCTACGAAAGGGACAGTTCCACCAAAAATTACCTGTAATACAATCGCGAATGCGATTAATGCTACACCTGTTTCAGTACCTGCTTTAATCCAACTGTTAATTTTATCTAACATATTTCTTACCTCTTTTTTGTTTAAAAAATAGTTTAATGTCGTCACGGACATTTCCTTATCAGGAATGTTCAGTTTATTTATACTTGTTCGTTACCTTTATTATACCTTGAAACGGTATGAAAGTAAAGTTTTTAGAAGTTTTTTCCTAAATTGTATTTAGGTTCTAGGTTCCATTCACGTTTTTCTTTATACGGAAGGATTTTGATTTGACTCAGAGGAGCAACTGGATCTTTGCTCTTCTCATTATCAACAAGAGTTACCAAACCCCATTCTGCTAGAAGATTGGAAATTGTATTTCTACGACCTTTATCTTCATCACCGAAGTTGCTTGGTTTGCCATCTAAGGCAAACAACTCTTTGAAGTGTGTGATGTAATACTTACCTTTCTTATGTAGAATATGGCAGGATTGGTATATGGTTTTATTCTTTTGAGATGACACACCTATGCGAGTAAGTGTTTCTCTAATCTTTAAGAAGTCATCTTCTTTCGCAATTGTGACTTCTATCATTGTATCTATCATTTGGATCTCATAATTAATTGATTATTTAGAATATTTATAATAATTAACCTTTACCACCCTTCTCCAACTTCTGTCTAATCTCTACAATCTGTTCCTTAGTCAATATTGTTAATGCTTGCCTTGCTTTGATATCATTGTACTTGAAATATTCCTTGACAATATCAACATCTCCACCCTTCTCTTTCTTAGACCACTTAGCATATCTTTTCTTCGGACGTACAATATTCAATAAGAATTCATACTGTAAACGTTTATCAAGTGAGTGTCTGGTGTTCATCTCATTAGCAATAGCAACTGTATCATTATGATATGACAATGCACGGTTAGTTAGGAATGGACTGTATGATTTCTCAGCAAGCACATCGTTGTCAGTTTTCCTCATCAAATTCTTTTTAGAACTGTTGATTGAATTGGTGAAGTCAAACGGATTAGTCTTTGCCATATATTGTCCTGATTAAGAATTGCATTCTCATCACATCCATTGCTACATCGTGTTCTGGATCGTGTTGAACAAACTTATCAACTAAGTCTTTTGGAATGAAGTCGTGGTTAATGTCCGTTCCATAAGTGAAACCGTCTATATAAGATCGTACGTCCCTGATGACCCACCATGGAGTCGGATCTGCTATTCCTAGACTATCACATATAGATCGTGTGAATACTGGATCGAATGAGTTACCTCGTGTGAATACCTTTTTAGCAGTTGCTATGTTTAGTCTTTCTAGGAACAGAAGTAATTCTGAGATTGACACATCATTATCAGATGGCATCAATTGCTTTTGAGCATCTTTAGACTGCGACTTCCACCAATCTAATGAACCTTTCTCAACCTTACGACCATACTTAACTTGGTCTTTAACATCAAACTTAACATACTCACAACTATCGAGTAGTTCTTCGTAGGTGTATGGGTTGGTTAAGAAACGATCTTCATCATATGCAATTCCAGCAACAGATAATACAACACCATTGAATGCGTTTTGGCTTAAAGTTTCATAATCGTATATTACACATTTCATTTCTTCCAATCCGTGTCCACCATAATTTCAGTCAATAATGCCATCGTGTTAATCTCTTGGTCGGCAGCAAATGCACTTTTATGTTGATAGTCTGCTAACGTTACTACGATTTGAGGAATGCTAGCAGGTTCAGCATGCTCATACATCGTATCATATAACTTACGGAAGAACGGTGCGATATCCCCATCAATATTTTGACCCACCCATTTACGAGCAGTTGAGAATTCCTTATTCTTCAAGGCATCCATTAACGTCTTGAAGTTAGCATCTGAAGTATTGACTAAGATCCCCGCATCAATCTTGCCAGTAGCACTGTAACGTTGTAGTTCGTTTAGTACACGTCTGTTGTCAGGGAAGTGCTTAGTGATAATCTCAGCAATAACCTTTTCCTCATACTCAATGTTCTCAAAGTCAAGAATCATACAAACACGATGGAAGAATTCACTTGCCATTTTAGGTTTATCTTTATTACCAATCTTAAACTCAACCACAGAACAACGTGAGTGTAGAGGTGCGATAATCTTATTAACGAAGTTACACGTTAGGATGAATCCACAATTAGATGAGTATTCCTCCATAAAGTTTCTAAGAGCAGGTTGTACTGTCTCAGCATTAAGGTAGTCTGCTTCATCTAGGATGACATACTTACGTCCACCTGCTAATGACATACTTGAAGCAAAGTTTTTAATCTTAGTTCTCAGTGTGTCAATTAGTCTGCCTTCATCAGAACCGTTGATAACAATATAGTCAGAACCAATCTCTTCAAGCATTGCCTTTGCGATAGTTGTCTTGCCGACACCTGCCGATCCAGTCAATAATAGGTTTGGTACATTTTTATTGTCAACGAACTGTTGAAACGTTGCTTTTAGATCTGCTGGTAATACGGTATCAGCAACCGTCTTTGGGCGGTATTTTTCAACCCATAAAAAGTCTTCCATTCACATTCTCCATCATATACTTATATTATACCCTACATTCACATAAAAGTAAAGTTCTATCAAATTTGGTATTCGGTAGGGGAATCGAACCCCTCTTACTAGGATGAAAACCTAGAGTCCTAACCGATAGACGAACCGAACATATTATCCAGTTAAGGATTCATATAGATCTTCAACTTCGGTGTTTTGTGCTTGGACTTCTGCTAGGTTTTGCTTATAGTAAATGTTCACAACCTTACGGAGATGTGCTTTGTCAAGTCCATGCTTATCATTCAAACCAATGATTGCTTCCTTAATAAATTCACGTTCACCCTCCATACGAGTTAGTGAGTCAGAGCAATCTTTGATTACGTGTAAAATATCTTTCTTATCTTGTTCATTCAATGTCATATTATTCCCCTTATGCTGTGTACTTAGAACCTGCTTCAGTAGCAATCCAATATTGTGCTACATCACCTTTGAAATGCGAAATTCCCTTCGCCGAAATAGTGACGGTATAATCGCCAGCAATCATTTTGAAGTTCTCAGTCTTGAATACAAAGTTAAATGTATGAGTATCTTCACCTACGTTCACAGCAAATTCATTAGATGTTGGGTTCTTAACATCAGTTGCTACCAACTTAACTGTCTCACCATCACCACGAACAACGATCTCTGGAAGTTGTAATTGATTTGCTGCATTTTGAACACGAGCAAATACATCCTTACTCATACTGAATGAAACTTCTTCAGATGGCAAATCGATATTCTTTTCAGGTGGAGTTGTCACCATACTTGAGTCAGTATAGGTGTATCGAGATTTAGTACTGCCTTCGGTTAATGTCACACTCTTGTCACCGAAATCCATATCACCATTCTCAAATAAACTTACTAGACCTAAGAATTGATTCAACTCATAGATAGCAAAGTCTTTAGGGAAATCCTCAACAACAGTTGCTTCAGCAAGAATATTCTTCTGCTCAGATACTGTTCTAATTTTATTGCCTGCTTTGAAAGCGATTGATGGGTTTACTGTTGCGAAATTCTTTAAAATTTCCATTGTTTGATTACTAATCTTCATTATCTATTTCCTTATCATTATTAAATTTTATATCGTGTACGTGTAACGCCATAATAGCATAGTGGATTACCTTAATCAAATCCTTTCTATGGTCTTCAGGTGTTCCTTTCTTTCCATATCGTTGGGCATACTTAATAATATTCCCAACAGTAAATCCTATCCCATGACCAGCATCCATTATAAATTCAGTAGACTGAATATTATTCATAGAGTAATGCTCGCCATAAGTAGCATTAATATATTCGTACATTTCTTTTAGGATCTTATCCTCGCTGTACTTAAACTTACTCATTTCTTCATATTCTTAATCTGGTCAGCATCAGCAGTAGCAGATGCACCTAGTGCTGCCAAGTCTACTAATGAACCACCGAACGTATATGAACCCGTGTGTAGAAGTTTCATCCAAGGTGCTAAGTATGTGTCAACTCCAATCTCACGCATCCACTGACAGAACATATAGTCTTCAGACAAGTAACGTTTAGACTTCTCATCAATTAGTGCCTGGAAGTACATATGGATCTCACGACTACCATCAAAGTGTTTAGTTCTTACGTGGTCTGGGATGTATGAGAAGTCAGGATATGCTTCACCAAACTTCTCAAAGGCACTACGTTGGATCATCATAAAACCTGTACCACCTTCAAGAACCGATACTGGTTTGTCTAAACGGATTTCAGATTGACCACCTGCTGGGTTGAATACATAATCACCAACAAAGTTTTCTAAGTCTCCTGGATTATCATCAGCAAAACCTTTATCGACTGCCAACTTAATCTTTTCCCAAGCAATAGTTTTCTTAGGATATGGACCACACATAATCTCTTTACGTTTCTTAGGATCTTTCTCATCCGGATCCATCATCGCAGCAAGGGATAATACATCATTCGGGTCAAAACCAATGTCTGAGTCAATGAACATCAGGTGAGTATAATCACCACGCATAAACTCATCAACACAATAGTTTCTAGCACGAGTGATTAATGACTCGTTGAATAGGTAGAAAAACTTGATATCGACATCATATGCTTGACCAAGTTTAGCAAGGTCGGCAGTTGATTTACAATACATTCCGTGACAAACTCCACCATACATAGGGGTTGCGACAAATATCTTACGTTTTTTTAATTCACTCAGTTCTATTTCTAATTCCATTTAGACTCCATTTATTAATAAAGAACATTAATGTTTAATGCTATAATTGTTTTTCTTTCTTGTGTTTCGTTTGGTTTCGAACAATGCTTTAACATACTTGGGAAAACCACATAATCCCCCTCTTTCACGTCAATTTGAAATTCCTCACCCATATATTCAAACATTGTAGAAGTTTTTTCTGGCAGTTCAGCATAATATACACTAGAATATGTGCACCCACCATGGACATGCCAATTGTGGTAATCGCCATTTTCGTATTGTTGAAACCAAACTTCACCGACACGCAATGGTCCACAATTTGTTGTTGCAGAAATCTCATCCAAACATTCAATAATTGGTCGTTCTATTATTCCTTGGTATTCCCTAATACGAAGTTGTTCTAAAAGGTGCCAATCCGTGTTACTTATTTGTTGTTCATCGTCTAATATCGAATATTTCCCAATTTCTGCGATTGATTTTAATAAATGTTCTTTAATATTGAAATGTTCTTTAATATTAAAAACAAATATCGGTGCTTTAATTTCTTTTATGTCCATAGATATATTATACTATAAAAAAGGCAGGAAGTAAAGTTCCTGCCGATTTTAATTTTTGTTAGTTAGACTTTAGAAAGGGTTAGAAGTATCAATAACATCCTCATCTTCAACCTTAGTCGCACCAGCAGCATCATCATACTGCTCAACACCAGCATCAACCTTAGTATATAAGTCAGCAAACGACAACTTAGTATCCTCATCAAAACGGTTAATACATAGGTTAATTGCTTTCATTCTATCACCGAAGATAGAGAACGCTTTAGCAACGTGAACCAGACGACGAGTAGAAATAATTTCGTCAACACCACCGTCATAAAAAGTCTTACGGATAATATCAGCCCAGTCTACAAGTTTCTCAACAAAGTCAGAGTCTTTAATATCTAACGAGTCAAACACACGACCCAGGATTTTCTTCTCAATTGCTGGAGAAGGATATTCCTGCTCAACCGTAACTGGGAAACGTTCAAGGAATGCTTCATTCAGAATGTTAGTACCAATAAAACGACCATCATCAGAACCTTTACCTTTAGTATTAGCAGTTGCGATAGCAGTAAAACCTTTTGCCGGAGTCACATACTCGCCAGTCTTCTTAATGAAGTAACCACCACCCTCAAGAATTGACTGAAGAGCCATAATCTTAGAAGGATTACCAAGGTCAATTTCGTCAAGTAACAATACCGCACCCATTTCCATTGCTTTAATCACTGGACCTTTAAAGAACTTAGTTTCACCGTTCACTAAACGGAAACCACCAATCAAGTCATCTTCATCAGTTTCAACCGTAAAGTTCACACGGATAACTTCCCGACCAGTTTGGGCACACGCTTGTTCAATACCGAACGTCTTACCATTACCAGACATACCAGTAACAAAGATTGGGTAGAACATTTTGCTCTGTAAAACTTTCTTAACAGTAGCAAAGTTACCGAACGGAACAAACAATGGATCCTTCTCAGGAACAAGGTTTTCCGCAAACGAGTCACTCTCTACATTAAAGTCACTTACATTTACCGTCATCGCAGCAACCGTATCAGGTTGTTTAGTAACAACTCTCTCAGCAAGAGGAGAACGGTATTGACCACGACCAACACGTAATTCAGTTTTTAACAGAAAGTGCGGGAAAGGCATACCCATTTCCTCAGCAGTTTCTGTTATTTCAGTATTGGTCATAGTCGAACCGAATTTCTCGAACACGACTTTCGCCAATTTATTTTGCATTTCAATTTTATTCATAATATATACTCCTTTTATTTAACATATTCACTCAACCTACAATACCTATTATACCCTAATTGCGACAGAAAGGTGAAAGAATAACCAC